ATTGCAGAAAAACGCTAATTCAATTAATGTTTCAAATACTTCTTTGTTGTAATTTTCTGTTTCTTTCATAATATATTTTTTTAATGTTATTTAAAATAAGGCTGGTTATAGTATTGTTTTGCCGTTTTTATTTATTCTGTACCCAGTAACAGTTGTTGATTCGTGTTTGAAGTTAAGGCAAATATATTTACGTTTACTTCTGCCTGTTAAGAACTCTTTAAGTTTAGTTCTTCTATATCCGTATGGTCTCATAATTTCTCTATTTATTTTTAGTTTTCAAATAAAATTGGTTATCTAACTGTATTCGCTGTTTGTCTTTCTTTGAATGTAAATGAATTAAACCAAACATCGTACATGTTTCTAATTTTAATCCAATCTGACTTACTGTATTTTGATTTTCTACATTTAGGGTTTCCGGTATGGCACAACATAATGTATCTTAAAATCTTTTTATCTTTTCTTCTTATTCCGTTTCTCATTTCATTCGTTCGTTTTTGTTTTCAAATAAGGCTCAATTTTTGGGTAGGGGAAGGATTCGAATAAACCGGTATCGAGCCACTTAATGGTAACGGTGTCTTCTGCTATTCCCGACAATCTAAATGGTCGGTTGTTCTTTGAGTAAAATGTTTTTAAATTCATTTAGTGATCGTATTAAGTGATATTCAAATCCTAAAAGTTTTACACGTTGTTCAAAATCTTTCTGAACTTCGCTTTGTACTCCTTTTTCAATCTTCAGCTCTATGAACAAAGTTTTGTTTGGCTGTAAAATTATGAGGTCAGAAACACCAGGAAGCAAACCGGTAGCTTTCATTTTTTTTGCTTCTATAACGTTCCGTGATCCTCCATTCGGTACGCTAAAAATGACGTGTCGTGGATTATGGTTTTTCAAACAAAATGTATTGTTGTACCATGTGTAAATTTGTTGTTGTAATTGATCTTCTGTCATAAGGTAAGATTTTTAAGGGTAATAATTTTATTTTTGGAGAGCTATAGAAAATAATTAAAATTCATTATTATGTATATTTATGTAAAATGAAATGTATATTTAAAAGTTTATAATAAATTTACCTTACCTTCTTACCTTTTAGCTTAAGTATTGATTTTGTTAGCCTCAGTAGGTAATGTTTTTTTATTACCTTTTTATTACTTTATTACCTTAAAAAGGCACATCTTGTTCGTTTTGAGGCGTTTGTACAAAAATAGGTTCTGCAAATAAACGAACACCAAAAATAACTTTTCCCGCTCTCTTGTATGATTTATAAGTAATTTTGTTTTTTGTAAAAATATCTTTCACATCGTACTTTGTAATATTTACAGAATGAATAACATTTAGGTATTGCAAAATTTGACCCTGATTTAATATTCGTTCTTCCGTTTTTTTATCTTCTGGCTCGATGGAATAAATATTAAAAAACATTTCTTCAACTGGCATAATTTCAATATTTGATCCGGTATTTTCGTTTAAGAAATCAACATCTTCACTATTATAAATTTTCCAATCAAAATCATTTCGCCACATATTAAATACTTCTCGCCAAAGATCGTCTGTACTTATTTTAATCATCGAATCATAATCTATAGATTCTACATTTATAGGCAAAATTCTTCTGTTTCCGGTAACATCTTTTAAAACATCACTCTCATTACTTGTGCCGGCTAATGATGCTTTACGTTTCATTTTTGAGTAAAAAGCCGAGTAAGGCAATCTTATGTCAATTAGGTTTGCATCTGCTATCTTTTTAAAATCTTTAACGTCCTTTGTCGCTAAACCTCCAAATTCATCATCTAAAACAATCAAACCTTTAACCAAGTTGTAAATGCTGTCTTTGTCTTTTGCGTCTATCCTATGCTCAATTAAATACTTTCTTAATTCTTTTGGTAGAAGGTTACGAAAGAAAGAAGTTTTTCCGGTTCCCTGTTTTTGACCGCAAAGAACTAATGTAAGAGGAGAAACTTTTGTTTCATGTATTGGACTAATCCAATTATGAACAGACCCTACAAGCCATTTTTTAAACGCCCAACGATTATAATCGCTATTTGGTTTTATACAGTCTACATATTTATCAATGTTTCCTATTTCAAATTCTTTATTACTGAAGAAATCATTTAACGGATTCATAACCGGTGTTGCTTCAGAATTAATCATATCGCGAACGTCTGATTTATTCACGTTAAAATCTAAACAGTTTTTAGCAGAAAAGTAAATAGAGTTTAATTTAATATCATCTAAAACTTTACCACTTATAAATATTTCATTTGTAATGTAATCACGCGTTGGGTTGTAATTATCTAGTATAAAGTTTTTAAGTTGGCTTACTTCGCTATCTTCGCTTTCTACTGAAAAATCAGTTTTAGAATCAATTAAACTTTGTATTAATTCATCTCTAGGGGCTTCTAATTTTAAAACTTCTGTAACGTGTCTTTTTACGCTCTCTACCGTTGGCGTCCCTTGCGTTTTTTGAAGAGCAACTGTAGAAATAACTTTTTTGGTAAGGTTTGAATAAACCTCGATACCTTCTTCTTTTACGTAATGGTAAAAAGTACCAATAGTAATTTGTCCAGGTCGGCAAAAGTTTTTATAATGCTTTTCAATATCCTTTTCATTATACTTTGATCCGTTTTGGCAAATAGATTTAAAATAATTTAATCCGGCTTCTCCAAACTTTGAACCGATAGCAAAACCTATATCACAATATCTTTTATAATCATCTTGGCAAATATCAATTGATTTTAATTTTTCTACTATTTCGCCAAAATCATCTTGAACAAAAACAAATTCCTGTTTTTTAGTTTTGGCTAACTTTGATTTAGCAATAAACTTATTTGCTTTTTCATTATGGAAAATGTAAGGATCAAAAGAAAGATAACGTAAACGGTTTTTATTTTTACATGATTGGTCAATCATTATATTAAAATTATCCCAATAATACTGCCCTAATTCATTAAACGATTCTAAGAATTTATTAGGATTAATTTTAACGAAAATACATAAACCTTCCCCGCCAAAAGAACGGTGCGAAACGAAAGTATATTTATCTTCATTTATTTTGTTTAGTAATTTTAAATCTACATCATCATCGATATCAATTACAATTAAACCGTTCAACTCTAAAATATTACTTTCTACTTTTGAACCCTGATTCATTACTGCCGATCCGGTTATTGCCGGCATCATATTTTTAAGTTCTTTGTATCGTGCCGGTTCTTTTTTAATTGCCCGAGCTGTTAAAACTACATCTTGATACTTACCGTTCTTAATAAGATCAATATATTCATCAAGTGAAATATCTGTTTTATTGGTGTCTTTAATGTTTTGGTAAAAGCTAAATTTCATATTTTTTCTTTTTAGTCTCAGTGATTATTTTTTCAGTGTAAGAGTCGAATTTAACATGCTTGCTATCTTTTAGAATAGAGCGCAAAATCTGTAAATATAAAGGTCTCAGATATTTAGTAAACCGGTCTTTGAATGATCCTTTGCGTTCGTGATATTCAAAGTTTTGCAAAGTGATATCAAATTTACATAAAAAAGTAACCCATTTTTGTTTTAGTATCTTAAATGTTTCAAACTTAGTATGTCCTTTTTCAATGTGAAAATTTATATCTAAAGTTGGAATTACCGGAGCCGATTTTTGACCTTTAATTTTAAATTCTTTTACCGGTTTATCATCTTCATCTTCTTCAAATTCTTCTATTTCTGGAATAGCTCCGCAATTTGGACAACTTTTATCTCTTTTAGGATATCTAAAACCGCATTCGTTGCAATCTATTTCTTCATTTAAAAAACTTTTACGTTGCCTGTCAAAAAATATCTTTCTCCAATCCCGATCGAAAGAAAAAATTCCGTGTTCTTCATTATTGTTTCCTCCATCAATTAATACGAAATAAGGCTTTTCTATTTTTGAAGTTTTACGCGCACCGCGTCCAGCTATCTGAATCCATAAAGAAAGGCTTTTTGTTGCCCTAGCCATTAAAATAACTTCAACATCACAAACATCAAAACCTTTTGTAAAACAACCCGTATTTATTAAAACTGCATCCGGAGTATTTTCAAACCATTGAACAACATCTTTTCTATTTTCTCCATCCGTTTTGCTGTCGTAGGTTTTGATGTTTTTATCTGAAAATAATTCTGCATACAATCTATTAGTTTCAATTGCTGAGGTAAAAATCATTGTCTTTTTACCATCACATAATTTATCAAAAGTTTTGCGTAATGATTTGGTGTAACTCTCAGATTGAAATACTTTTTTCAAAGATGCTGCTGTAAATTCTCCTGAAGCATCTGTTTTTAACCCGGAACTATCAAAATCAATATATTCGTCTTGTTGCCTGATTAAATAACCGTTTTCTATTAACCATGAAATGGGTTTCCCGCAAACAATATCGTCATACCAATCGCACATTACTTCAACTTCAGTATGTAAATCATCTACCTTATGACGTGCTAAACGTACCGGTGTAGCTGTAAATCCAATTCTTTTGCATCCTGGTAAATAGGCAAATATTTTATTGAACTCCCAAATATGGCATTCATCAATAATGCAGTAATCAAACTTAGGCAATTTGCTTCTTCTGTTCCAAAGAGATTTTATCATTGCAACAATCACTTTATTTTCAGGAATTTTTGTATTACCGGCTAAAACACACCCTACATCAATACCCTGTTTTGAGAATGTCTTAACAGTTTGCCTTACTAAATCTTCGCTATCAACTAATATTAATGTTTTAGCGTCTAAAAAGTCTACAAGCTCAGTAAAAATAACTGTCTTACCTCCACCGGTACTAAGTTGCACACACAAACTTTCAACAGTGTCAAGTTTATAAATTATTTCGTCTAAAAGTTCTTTCTGGTAAGGGTATAAAGTTTTTTTCATAACATATTATAAAAGTAAAATTCCATTAAGTCGGCAGTAATGTGAGACGTGCCTTCCTAATGGAACCTTTATAATATTTTCGTGATGTATGTATCGCGTCTCACTTCAATACACTGCAAATATACTTCTTTTTATTTAATTAGCCTAATTTTAACTAGCCTTAATTATTTGTAAAGATAGGGGAAACTACAAATACCCAAATGCAATTGCTGCAACTTCTCCAATACTTCCTAAATCACCTTCTGATTCATCAAAATCACAATCGTTTTCTGCATCATAAGTTTCTTCATTATAAAATGCTCCAATTTCATCATCTAATTTATCCCATTTATCGGCTTTTGTTTTAAATTGTTCAGCATAGATTTCCATTGCTTTTTCCGTAGCCATCCAATAATCTGAATTTGATAATTCACTTGGTTTGTGATTCGCAAAACCTAAGTCAATTAATACCTCTTTAAAAATCTCGTTTGTACTTTTCATAATCCTAAATTTTATGCCTATTGGCGTTAGTGGGTTTTAAATATAGTGGTTGTCAATTTAATGTCTGTTGGTACAACTTTATAAATATTACCTTTCTCAGATTTTATTATAATTGACCGACTATTCATAGCGGTTATTTTACAAATTATACTTCCATAATATACTGTGTCTCCTATTTTAAAATTCATCCCAATTTATTTTAAAGTTTCTTTGTTTGTTATTCCGTATGTTTTTTCATAATAATGTATAAAATTAATATCAGCATTAGGTTTGTGCGCATCTGCAAACCCATATTTTACAGCGTCTGTAATCTGATCTTTTTCAGTTGTTTCAAAATGCTTCTTAAGCAACAACATTACTTTTACATGAATTTCTATAGGCATTTCTATATCGTATAAATCGTGAGCCACTTGTTGTATTGCGGTTGTTTTCATACGTTATAAGTTTTATCCCAATACTTATTAAATTCATCTTCTAAACTAAATTTACCGCCTTTAGGATTGTCTAACGCATCCATTAAAACGTTTGTAATATTTATTGCGGTTTGTTCGTGTTGCTGTTTTTCGGTATCTAAAAGTGATTTAGCAACAATAATACAGTTCCTAATAGCTACACGCTCCATTGCGTAATTAGAGTTTTCTTCATCCTCTTGTAAATACTCGCATATCTGTTCTATAGCTGTTTTCATAATTTTAATTTAAGTTAGTTTTTGTGTTGGGTTAATAAAAATATTCTACATTTACTGATTTTGCCAAATATTGAAATATCTTTTCGCCTTCAAAGTTATATCCTACATAATATTCTACAAACTCTTTGTCATAAACGCCTTCTAAATACTCTAATTTAATTTCTTTTATTAGATTTTCTCCGATGCATTTTGATCCATAATATTGATCGTCATTTAATTTATAAACTTCAAAAATTTGAGGCTGCATACTGAATGCTTCTTTTATAGATTTTATTCTCATTTCCGTTTAGGTTTTAATTAATTTTTTGATGGGTTAGTTCTTTGCCTGTAAGGGCGAAATACAGGTTTTGTAGTTGGTTAACTGATGATAAAATAATATTTCCACAATTTATGTGAGTATAAAAACCTGATTCATTTACAAAAACATCAAACTCATTGTCTATTGTGAAATATTCTCTTATTTTCTCAAACCCTAAATTTAAAAGCCATTCTTCTGTTAATGGTATTGGTCTAGAGCATAATATATTAACATCAATGCAACTGAACCAAGAACTTGATACAGTAAAAATATCGTCTGAAGTTAATTCCATTAAATAATTACCTATACAAATTTCATTTTCTTTCAATTCAGACATAAACCGTATTTTTTAGTTATACATTGCAACACTTCTCTATTTGTCGGTTCCGTCAACAATCGTTTTTTAAGTAGCGTGTTGAGGTTTGCGAATATTTTATCGGTTGGTTTCATTAGTATTTATTTTTAAAATGTTGTTTAAATGTAATTCCCATTTCTTGTAAAATTAAATTTGATTTGCCTCTTTTTAATTCTGAATTTTTATACCCGTATTTTTTACGCAATATCATTTTTAATTTATCGGAAGTAGCATTTTCAACAAATGTACCGTCTGTTAATGTTGCATCACGTGAAACAACAATTAATGGATTTTCTATTTTAGAATAAAATTCTTCATCAATATCAAATAATTCAAACAACTTTTCTTTGTCAGCTTCTAAAATATGCTTTGAAAAACTATTAGTTACCGACCAACCGTTGTCATGATTTGCATTGTAAAAAGGGAAATTAAAACTTCCAAAATCAGAATGTATCTTAAACAACAACCATGCATCATGGTCTGTCATTTCGCTTAGTTTCTTTTTCATAATTCTATTTTTAGTGATTTTATTTATCTGTTGGTTTTACTCGCTATTGTCGATTGTAACGTTCGGTTAAGTATGACTTAATTAGTTCATACCTATTAATCTGATTATTCGCATTTTCCATAACTAAACCGTATGTGTGTATGTCGTTAAGGAATCTTTCCCATCCTGATTTATATTCTTCACACAACTCAATCATTTCAATAATTGCTAATTTTCTCTGGTGGTATTTTTTCTGTTCTTGCATTGTTGGTTATTTTAAACAGTTGTAGCTTCAGCTATTAAATCGTTAACTTGCTTTATATCAAATGACAATAAGTTTCCGTTTTGTTTATAAAAAGATACTATTTTATGCATCATATTAAGCATTTCAGGAGCTAAGGAAATCAATTTAGCATCTTCTAATACATGAACTACCTCTGCCACACATTCGCCGTCAATTCCATAATTTACTTCATAGGCTTTATTCCCGTTATAATAATTCGGATCTTTGTTTACTGACCATTTACCGGCTGTTACATTGAATTTCATAATATTTATTTTTAAGTGGTTAATTAATCGTTTGTTTAGGTCTTCTATTTGGATCGTTAAATAATACAGAATTAGCATAGTGTACTTTAACGTATTCTGATTCTTTCGTATTTAATTCAGAAGCTTCACATTCGCATAATATTTCTACTTTGTGATTATCCCACCCATGAATTGCAATTGAATTTTTTAAGCCTTTATTTTTAGCATAAAGTTTATGCTGAATTAGTCTTTTTTCAATATCTCTAGATTGACCGATATAAATTTCGTTTTCAGGATTTGTTATTTTATAAATACCTATCATACAAATTCAAATTTAAAAGGAATTACTGATTTTGTTTTAAAGTGTTCTTCTGTTACATTTGATTTTGCATGCTCAGAAGTGTAAGCATTTGTGTAAAAAGTATCAAAATCTTGCTCCTGTTCTCCGTTTGAAATATATCTAAACCAAACTAGCACTTTGAATTTTTTGAGCTTTAAACCTGATTCTTTTGCGATCTCTATTTCTGTTTCTTTCTCTGCAAATTCTCTAACCTTATCAATTGTGTTTGGGTGTGTTCTAACTGAGAACTGCTCTGTGTTTTTCTTTGGTCTAGGCATTGTGATTATTATTTGTTGTTATCTGATAGCAAATATATAACTTTATTTACAATAAACAACTTTATTTATATTTTATTTCCGCATATCACTAAAAAAAGCCGAAGTGAATCGGCTTTGGGTTGTTAATAAGTACATAAGTTACAAAATCCAGTTTTTTCAACTGTTGGAGTTTTTAATCTATCGTATCTTTTTCGATAGTCAGCATCATATTTATAAAGCTGTTTGTGTTCTTTTAAATAGTAAATTACTGTAGCATGATTCATTTTTAAGTATCTCGCCATGTCCGTAATTGTAATGAATACATTATCTTTTAGATAATTACAAAATGCCATTCTACCAAATACGTTTACTCTTAATCTGCTTTTCAATTGAATATCGCATTCAAAAATACGATTTACTTCTGGTTCTATCAGCTCTTTCATGATTTCGGCTCTACTGTTTCAGGGTCTATTACTTCGATGTTGTTTGGGTTGGTGGTACGCATCAGAACGGAAGATCATCTGGTTCATCTTCATTGTAATTCGTAGCTGGTGCAAATGTTTCTTTTGCGGGCATAGATGGCGTTTGTCTTGCATCAGCTTGCAACCTTTCAATTTTCCATCCTTCAATTGAATTAAAATAACGTGCTTCGCCTTGTGGGTTAATCCATTCACGACCACGTAAATTTATTCCAACTTTTACATTTTCTCCAACTTTATAAGAACTAAGCAAATCTGTTTTGTCTTGCTTAAATTCTATAATAATATGTTGCGGGTATTGTTCGTCAGTCGTTACAACTAATTCACGCTTTTTAAACGATGCAGATACTACTTGTTCATCGTTTACTAATTTTACTTTTCCTACTACTTCCATAATTTATAAATTTAACATTGGTATTAATTCATTTTCGATATATTTTCTAGAGGCTAAAACCCTTTGCTTCAATAACTCAATAAAAGCCTCGTCATATTCAAACTCAAAAACTTTAATCCTTAAGTTATCCGCTAAATGATCGTAACTTAATTGTTGTTCTGCAATATCCCATTCTTCAATATCAGGTTCGTCTTTACCTAAATCACGTGCAATATCCCAAGACAACCTTTGCATTTGTTCGTCGCTTCCGTTTTCCAGGCAATAACAAAGGCTTGCTTTTTTTAATCCTGTTAAGTTCATATAAATTTGAAGCTGAGCGTAGTAATCCTTATCTGGTTCTGTAACGAAAAAAGGAAATGTAAACGCATCAAACGGAACTTTAGTATCAATTACTCTTTCAAAGTTTTTAGCGTCATACGTGCCAGTAAAATACTCGTTTTCTAATTGAATTTCGTTCTTTTCTAATTCGCAACCGTAATACTTAGACGCTCTGACAATTGCATCTAGCTCCATTGACTTACCGCGTGCAAAATATTTAGTTTTAATATCCTTTTCTTTGCCTGTTAGTTCTGAAATAACCCATTCTTTTAAATATGATTTTGCGGTTTCTCCCATTGCTTTTCCACTCCTGTCATTGGTATTTAATTTACCACCGCACGAAGCTCTACACTTAAACTGTTTCATCTTGTAGCGTTTTTAATTGTTCTTCAGTTAAATCATATTTTTCTAAAATAGCTTCTAAAGTTGCTTTTTTGTCCTTTATAGCTTTTTTTGCTCCTGCCAAATCTTTTAATTCTACCAACGGCAAAACATCAATAGTCATTGGTACACGTTTGTTTTTTGAAGCCGTTACCAAAACACGTGTTGATTCTGTAATATGTGAAGCGTGACTAATTCTGATTCCTCCCGTTTCTACTCCTGCCCATTTTACTGTATCATCACGGTAAATAGTCAACCTTCTTCCGTGAAATACTGAGCTCTCAGAACCCCATAATTGCACCAAAACTCGACGCATTGATTTACACGGCTTAAACGGCTTGTTGTTATCTCCATAAAAGTAAATCGATACCGGTTGCGCTTCATCTTCGCCTCCTTTAATATTTCTAATTTTAATTGTTTTTGATCCTGAAATTAAATCGTCTGCGTTTAATTGATCTGATTTCGGAATAATTGTTTTTGACAAGTCCATAATTTTATTTCTATTTTAGGGTTTAAATTATTTTACTGAATGAATAGGTTGTTGAAAAGAAGCCACGATTTTTATCGGTTAGTGTCCAATTATCACTATTCATTCTTATTATTGTATTTTTCGACTTTAATACCTTTCTGTACGGTATTTTTATGTGGACTGTGATGTACATGGTTATTCAGATAGCCATTTATAAAGTTCTTTAACTGTATCAAATTTATAAACTCCAGAATAACCCGGAAATTCTTTAATGTATTTTTGAATAGTTGAAGCGTGCCAATTAGTATCTATTCTGAGTAAATCGTTTCCAAGTCCTGTATAGCCTTCTTTACTTTTTATAATAACTAATTTACGAACATCATATTTAATTCCTATGATATCGGAATCTGTTACATCTTCTAAGTAAAATAATTGTTCTGTTGCCGGTTTTTTATCTGTAATAATCTTTTTCATAATCATATTTATTTATCTGGTTAAAATTCGCTCTAAATACTTTTGCCTGTTGTTTAATTTCTTTTACGTAGTGGGCTGTTGTTTGAATTGTTGTTATTGCGCCATTTTTAGACACTATCATTATCCGTAACGACTTTCTGTACACTCGCTTTGATTTCTTTCGGATTTGCGTTCCGTAGTGCTTGAATAGTTCGGGGTTCATAATCTTGTTACCGATATAATATTGATTACTACATTGTACAAATTCAACCCGATGCTAAAACACCACATCAATTCTAATAAAGTTTCATCTGTTTTAAATAGTCTTTTAATTGACCAAAATAATAGCATTGCGCTAAAAATTAGCATTATTCCTGTAAGTGTTTTCATAATTCTGTTTTGGTTTAATTATTATTTGAAATATTATTCTCAACAGCCTTAATAATCGCATTCACATTCGGCATCTTGACCGAGTTGGACTTATTCACGTAGTCGTTGAATTGGTTCTTTAATACATCTTCAATAGTTTGCACTTGGATGAAATTGTCTGATTCTCCGCAACGTTGTTGTTCTAAACGGTGCGTGTTGAAATCTCTGTAATTGTTTGTGATAACGGCTATTGTTTTCATGGTTGCAAATCTTTTATTTTGTTAATAAAATTAGATGCCTCAATACTATCTCTTCTTTCTAATTCAGGAGTTAGTTCCTCAGTTTCAATACTCCAAGATTTTACAATATCTCCTTTGTACCAAATATAAGTTTTAAACATTCCTGAAAAATAACATTGTTCCATTGTGTAACCATGATTGTTTTCGTACTCAATCCCTTTATCTAAAGAAACTCTTTTTACAGTAACATCTGTACACGAAATAAATAAAATAATAATTCCGCTTAATAATAGTTTTTTCATAATATCACTTTGTTTTTTGGTTGTTAATAAATTAAGTAAATGTAATTAGACATGTAAACACTATTAATAATAAAATAAAAGCTGCGTGTCCATAACTTGACGGCATTATTTCTTTAATTATAGTTTTTTGTAAATTCTCTCGTCTAAGTTGTTTAATTTCTTCTTCCATTTTTCTGAATTTGTATAATGGAATTGTAACGGTTTCTATTAGGTTCTCACTCATGGTTATAATTTTTTTTGTTGTTAATTTCTATTTACCATTTCTATAAACCCTTCGCAATCCCTAGAAAAAGTAGTTATGTTTTTCCTTTTGTAGTCATAGTGCCAACAGTATTGAATATAACCCTGTTTAATATTAATTATAGTTACTGTAGCTTTGGCTTGCGAGGCGAACGGATCTTTTTCTTTTATGCCTTTTATTACATAAGTTTTGCCTATTCTTAAATCACTACATCTTACTTGTTGAGCACTACCATTTAAGTAAAATATAATTAATAGCGCAATTAGTTTAATTTTCATACTCTTTAGATTTATCGGTTAATATTTTCTGAACCAACTCTTTGAAAGTGGTTTTTTCTTTGACCGCCTTAATAGTCAAAATCTCGATGACTTTTTCATCTAAGTGAATTTGTTTTGCTTTCATATCTTATATGTTTTATGTATTGCAAATATACAAGATATATTTAATTACGCAATAGCAAAAGTGTTAAAATTTTATAAGCACAAAAAAAGCGACCCAAATAAATGAATCGCTTTAATAATAATCCCCAAATTGCGCCCGTAACCACTCAGGCAAAAACAAACTGTAAAAATAAAATTATGAAAGAATGCAAATATAATTTATCGGATAAGACGCTAATGGTGTGTGTGAGATTATTTGTAACTTATCTTCTCGTCGGCAATTCTCCGATGCTGTCAATATTAAATTGTTTGCCCATTCAACGTAGCAATAAATTATAGTGTAAAGATAATAATTATTTCGTTACGGCAACACCTAAAATAAAACTACTTCTTTTTAGCGACAATTAATTTTAAAAGCATGTCTACTGTTACAAAACGAGAAACAAAGCGTAAAACACGCCCTGCGTTAGTTGTTGCGGGTGATTCTGAATACTTTCTTTGTAGTTCGTTTAACGCTCCACTAACTACTGGCGGTAATTGTTGTTTTTTCATATCGTTGTACCTTTTTCTATTTTGTTTCCATGAACTATATCGCTATATAATCCCTCAATTGTTCCTCCGAATACTGTGTCGTTTTTCATCTTGCTATATTTTTATAATTTAAAATTGTTTTCCATTTATTCAAACATTCTTTACGATGCGCGTAACCGTTCGAATCTCCTTCTTTATCTGTTAACCTGCCAATATTTATTTTGTCGCTTACAGCGTCTAAATCATCTAAATCGGCGTATTTGTTTAATCCGTTTTCTTTCCAGAATTCTAAAGCAGCGATAACAGCGTTTGCTTCTTCTAAGATTAAATCAGGATTATTAGTAAAGTCAATCCCTGTTTTTAATGTCAGCCATCTGTAACCGTCTTTAAATGTATTCTGAAGCAATCCACCACCGCGATACTTAAAACCATCTCCGCTCGCCTGATCTCCGTTGCCTCCACGATTAGCGTAAACGTAATTCGCACAATGTTCTGAATTCCGTAAAAATGATTTAACGAATGAATCAGTTTTGTTTTTGAATGGTGTGTAAAAAGTATTTCTCAACCCATCAATTGATTTAAAATATAATGATTCACGTTTAGGAACTAAACCGCTTTCATGCTCCAATTGAGCCATGAGGTGTGCTATTCGTAAAGGCGTGTTTACTTCGTATTTATTGAATAGACTTTTATATTTATCGTTTAGATTCATTTCTTTCCTTTTAAGTTCAATATAAAATCAAAAAAACTTTCTGTTGCTGCGGTTAAAAACAAATCTATATTTAGTTTATAGATTAAAAACTCTCCTATTTTATCCGATAGTATCGCTATAATTGCAATTACAATTGAAACGTTATCAGGGTCAAAATAACCACGCACCCAATCAGAGCAAATGTAAGCACCGCCTACACCGATAACCATCGATAAAAAAACATTTAATGCTGTAACCTTTGTTTTATTACTTTTCATTTCAATAGCTATTTTAAGCCCAACAGCCAAAAAAGCAGGAAACAATATCTTAATAAAAAACTGATAAAACTCACTTTGTATTAATTTTTCCGGCATTTCTTTTTTGGATTATAAGCCAAACAATTGGCAGGATTAGAGCTAAAATTATTTCGTTAAGACTTATTTTTGTGTTATCAAAAAATATCTCGTCTAACAAATTGCTGAAAGATAAACAAATTAACGAAAAAGAAATTACATTTTTATAGGATAATATATAATTTAACACACATAAAAGAAAGATAAATAACGCATTTCCGATATAAAAAACTGGAATACCAAACTTTTTAAGAATGATATTCCAGAATAAATATGTTGAAATCCCAACAATTAAAGCTAATATTTGAAGAAATTTAACCACGATCTTTCGGTCTATCTCCTACAATTGGCGCGTCCGGATCAGGTTCTTCTGCAAACGCCTGAATCTTGTCATCAGCAATATTTGTTTTCTTATCAACAATATTCATAATGTAAGATTTGGCACGACTGATTAGTGTTTGAATAATCCATGAGCCTAATAAACCTACTGCAAAAAAACTAACTCTTGTAAATACTAAAATATTTGGTCTTACTTTGCCAACCTCAGGAAATAATAAAAGCCATAAAAAAACAGAACATAAAGACATTGCAATTGTCAAAAAATCCTTTTCTAAATAGTCTTTAAATCCGAAAGTTACATTAGCTCTTTTTGCGTAATCAATTAATGATTTAGCCTTTGCTAAACAATGCATTATCACGCCACCCAATCCGCACAATACGTATATTACTTGCTCCATTTTTTATATTTGTTTAATTGTTAATTTATAATGTTACATCATACTGAAAACTATATCTGCATGAGGCACCTCCTGTGGTTGTAGTTGTTAGTCTTATTATTGCTGTTGTGGTAGATTCTGAGTTTACTGAAACAGGGATTAAAACGTTACTTGGTGCTAAATTAGTGCTTCCGAATCCTACAACTAAAGTTGCCCCTGTAGCTCTCGCCAAAGGAAGCGTAATAGTATATTCAGAATTTACTGATCCGGTAGTTAAAGTAGGCACTGTGTATCCGTAAACCGTAACTATATTGCCCACTTTAGTATAAGTATGCGCGGTTGGCGAAGCTACCGAAGTTACATTTGTACCTGCTACGGCTGTAGGTGTGTATGTTCCGGAAGTTACAGCAGACGCTAATTGATTACCATTTAGTTTTTGAATAGCTTGTAAAACGGTGTCTGTACTCGAAACCGTTCCGGCTCCGGAAACATAACCTGTTAATAAATTAGTATTTGTATCGGTTCTGTATGTATTAATTAAATTAGCACCGTTATAATAAAACTCCATGGACAAACGACTTGAAGCATCAACAAAGGAAGGAGCGACTCCGTTTAGCCAAATTATTCTACTATCCCAACCCGATAATGTTCTAGTTCCTGTATTCGATTGCAGGACTAACTTTATAATGTTGCCTTTTATTACATTGGAAAAATTTAAGGTTGTAACGTTCCCAGTCAACAAAACCTCTGCGTTATTTGCAAATTTATAATCAATATCTAAAGTAGCGGAATAAGAAAATGATTGTAAGTTATCTACGCATTGACTATACATTTCATCCCATCCGCTCCCGTCATTTGCATATTTCAATAATACAAAAGATCCTTTTCCTCTTATATATGTTTTACTTAATCTAAATACAGAACTTTTAGGAATAACCGTAAAAGTATCATTAATTAATAGTTTTATAACTTGACCCACTTTTCCGTTAGTAATAGTGCTCATTACGGTTCCAGACGTGTTATTTGTTTCTACGTATTCGTTAATCGTAGACGCATCAATATTTGTGGAATTAACCGTATTTATAGTATTATAAACGGAATTGCCTTGACTAAAGTTATTGTTATTGTTTTGAGCCAACACTAAGTTTTTACAAAAAAGAGGCTGCGCCCTGTTTACTAATCCTTTAAAGTTGTTTCCTCCAATATAAACACCGTTACTACGCCCTAATTGAATATTTGAAGTTACGGTATTTTGAATACTTAAACCACCAGAAATAGAAACGTTTTCCACATCGTTGTAAGTTTGACCCCCAGGAGCAGAGCCAACACTATCACCTAAGTTAATCCCATAAGCCGAGCATGTATCAATGTTACCCCCTAAAATAGTAAGGTTTCTTAAAAGTATTCCTGCTGTATTTGTAGTAGATGTGTAATCTCTGGAATATATCGCGATTCCGGTATTTGTGTTATACGCTTCGCATTCTATTAATTTATTATTTAAACAAAAAGAAGGAAACGCCAGTCCTGTTATATTGTCGGAAACCATAGCAAAACCGTCCTGAGAAGCGCTAAATGATCTACACTTTAAAAAAGTAGCGTTCTTTGTTTTGCTTACAAATCCGTGTATTCCTCCGTAAGAATCGCAAAACCTAACCGTATTATCTGTTGCAGTTCCTCCAAATTGCTCCATCACTACACCGTGATTTTGAACATTAAAAATGCAGTATTCTATAATGTTTCTAGAAGCGTTTGTGCTTATAGTGACTCCATTAGTTGTAGTGTTGTAAAATCCTAAATTTGATATTAAATTATCGCTTCCTACAATATTAAATATTCCGGTTATTTTTGTTCCTCCTGATATAGCAGAGCCGTTCCAAGAAGGTTTAACTCCTCTAATTACTTTATTACTGAATGAGCTTGCAGAAGTTATCGAAATATTATAATTCCCTTCCGGGAAAAATATTTCATTATGTAATCCTAAAACCGTAACCACAGCACTCGTGAAGTCGCTTACAGAATTAGCGAAAATTCCATACCATGAAACATTTACCGCTCCTGAGTAAACGCGTTTTATTCTTTTACCGTCTGCCGTAACTAAAATAGTCCCCGTATTGTCTGCGCTAGTCGTGTCGGACGCGTCATAATACCAATTCCCTTCTTGTCCTAAATCAGTTGTGTAAAAATTATTACCTGGCAATGTTCCTGTTAACGCGCGAATTTGTGATATTGTTCTTTTATATATTAATCCTCCGTTAAGAGTATTCAAAGCGTCCGTAGTAGTTATACCGACAACACCTGAAAGGTTTTGTACCGCTGTAGTATTTAACGGAACAGGAACATCTATATACGAATTGTAAGATGTTCCATAATAAACCGATTGAGTAATATTAGCTCCAGCTGTACCTACTTTCTCGGCTGAGACATGGTAACGCACTCTTTCACCAGCCGCCATAGACAATCCTGTGCCTCCAAGATTTCCAGAAACCTGTACGTTAGTTACGCTTCCGTCTACCAAAGTAAGAAGTCCGCTGTCGAGTATTGTAATAACCGTAACACCCAACGACCCTACAGGCGCGCCAGTAACACCCGAAGCAATCGGAGTTCCCGCGTTATCACATTTGTATAATTCAACTGTCCATCGTTGTTGTGCTGAGTTTGGCGAAGTACTAGCGGATAAATTACCCGCGTAAACACCAGGTGGAAACAAAGTAGCGGTTACAAATGGCGTTCCTATCAAATCCTGCGCAAAATATGTTTTAACATTATCGTTATTTACTACATTTTGAATCGCGCTCGCTAGCGTTCCTTTGCTCGTTGCGTTTGTAGCATAATAGTTTGTAGCAGAAACTACCGAAACGTCAGCCGTAAACCATACTCTTGTGGTTATCCCTGCTGTAGTAGCAACTACAGTTCCTAATTTATTATCTATTCCTGTTAAATGCCCTCCTAACGTTGTTGCTGTAGGCATGTAGTTTGTCGGAACTATTGGAATAGGAATATTAACAGGTTGCAACCAATTAATTTTTCCGTCAGTTTCCTGTGCTGAAATCCTGTTAGCTGTTGCGCTTTCTGTATTCGTTTTAGTCGTAACAGTTCCAAATGTAGGATTTTGCAAAGTCTGCCCATATCCGGCAACCGTAAGTAATAATATTAAAATGTATTTTTTCATGTTAAATGATTTGAAGTCTTGTTCCTGATTCTGGTATAAATGTAAATGTTATTTCTGTGCCTAATTGCTCCCAGTCAGCCCCAATTAAAGGAGCTCCTTCTAAAAAAATAAGTGTAGCAAGAGCGGTGGTTCCAATGTCGATTGTATAGTCTGTGCCGTTTCCGAAACGTTCTAATTTCTTAGGAAATGCTACAGGAATATCGGATGTATTCGCTTTTAGTGCTAAGGCTTGAAATACTGCGTTCTCGCTCGGTACTGTAGCAGTGAATCCGCTTCTTATAGTTTGTACAACTCCTGAGAATTCTACATCTATAGGTATTTGAACAGATAAGCTCCAATAAGTGCCATTTGATGTTAAAACGTTTAATTCCTCGGTAGTGATTATATCTGATCCACCACCAACATTTAAAAAGGTGCCTTTACCAACAAACATCCATTCCGTTGTAGTTGTTTCAGGTAGTGTTTCTCCGCTGTTTACTGTTGTAGGGTTAAATGCTAAAGAAGAAACAGTTCCAATATAAGCCGAAATTAAATCAGCCAATCCTTGAACTGATCCTTGTCTTAATATTTCATCAACTTCATGTGGTAATAAATCATCCAAACTCCAAACAGCCGGAACTAATTCATGTACGCTTACCGTTGTTATTTCTGCCGGATTTATCATTTTAAGGTAGTTTCATTATGAATAATTGAACTCTTGATTTTTGCATTACGCTTATTGGAGTAGCAGGAGATCCATTATTAACCGCTCCCGTAAGCGTATGTGGTCCATTAGAATCTGCTGGAGATGTAATTATTAAATTACCCGGATCTCCTGTATCGTCATTTGATCCTGTAAAAGTTAAATCTAAAGGAGGAATATTGGCTTTTACTAATGCTTTTGTATTCTCTCCTACTTCGGCTCTCATTGCGTTATATTCCGCGCCATAACCTATAAATGTAGCTCCATCGCAATCGAAACCGGTTCCGTTAAGCCCGTTGAAAATTGTCCATCCCGGCCAAAAACCATCTGCTTTCCCTAAACCATTAGATTCAAAATTTTGAGTAACGTATAAATCAGTAACGTTTAATTGCTTTACTTCGTAGGGCTTATAGTTTACACTTGGAATTAATGCTGTTATTTCTGAAACAGTGCCCTGATATAGAATACCTTCTATCGAATGAACAATAATACTATCTAATGTAATAGGCGCTATAGGCAGTTCTTCTGCGTTTACCGTTGTTATTTGTGTTGGATCTATTGCCATTATTGTACTTTTATTATTTCGTTAACATCTCCTGTATTCAATAAAACATTTGGATCTCCATTATTTAAAACCACGCCTCCTAAATCCTGCACTAAAGGTTTCCCAAAACCTAAAATAGTTCCTGAAAAACTTAAAAACTCTCCTACGGTTTCAGCAGAGCTTAATTGAATAATAGTTCCCCTTCCATAATCTACAACAGGATAAATAGTTCCTTGAATTTTCCATTCTAAAAGCGTTTTATTTCGCTTTAAAATCTTTAATCTATCGTAAGAAGCTACATTGAACTTTCCTCCTGCAACAGTTGTATTAATTTGAAGTCCTGCAAATGGTATAGAGTAATTTTGAACTAATGCTTTATCTGTTTGCCAACCTTCATTTTCTCGTGTTGTAGTTTCGATAGTTTGGGTATTTTCATCAATTCCATTACTAGTCAAACAAGCAATAGGCATGAAAGCACCATCTATTTTTACAAATAAAATCCTATCTTCTCCGTTTACGTAATCCATATTTCAAAGATATAAAATTTTATGATACTATTGTAGGTTTAACCGTTTCTCCGTAATCGTTTTGCTTCTCGTATCTCATATCGCTTAATTCTTCATAAAATAACTCTAAGCTTTTTATGTTTCCAATATTTGAATAAGTGTCAAATTCAAAAGCAATAGGCATGAATACTCCGTTTATTCCATTTATTTTTATAACAGATAAATACCCTAAATAACCAAAAACATCTCCAGAAAACAATACTAAAGGCTTCTGAGCAATCCTTAATTCATCCTCCGCTAATATTCTAAGAACGGGTTTAACTTCTTGAGATGTTTCTAAAGGGAATAAACCTCTATGCCATTTTTCGGTTAAGTCCTCACCGTTAGCCATGTAAAAAGCTCCTGTATATAAATAATTATAACTATCTCCGTTTAATTTTGTTTTGTTTTCTTTCACAATAGAACTTGGAGCGATAGACCTCGTTACATTATGGAATTCTCCAACAACGTTATCTCCTTGATAAGTATTTATTAATTCAATACTTTTTATTTGCGAAAGCGGAGCCAGTCCTAAATTGCTTTGCTTATGAGGAACTTTAGCTATTATTTGAACCTCCCCATCTTCAGGAATGGGAGCGGATGATATTATATTTGTTTTCTCGAAAACATCATCAGTTAATTCTCCTGTTGCGTTTGGATTAATGTCAGCCGTGTTGAACATTATTTCAGCAGGAGAAGATGTCCAAGAACCGTCTTGATTTAAATAATAACTTCCTACTATTACTATAAAATAAGTTACAACGGGGAATCCATTTGATATTGCTCTGGTTTTAAAATTAATTGTAGTTCCTGTAAATAATTCAGTAAATCTATTTAACCTAAGTGCAATTGGTGGTGTTCCAATCGCGCCTACTCCTGCTTTAAAAGAGATTCCGAATTCAGAAACAGGATCAATAACTAAAAATCCATTAACGGTATTTTGTGTCCATGTTTGAACTGTCCACCCGTCATAAACTATAGATCCTGGATTATGTTTTAAGTTTCCGTTACCTGTAATACTGTCAATAAAACCGTATTTATAGCCAAGTTTAAAAGATGAAACTGATCCCTGAATCTGAATCATTTGATTTTTATTACAGTGATGCGGATAAACGTTATCAATCTGACTGCCTAGCGTTCTGTTTAAATTTACTTGTCTTAATCCTATGTATGTATTGTCAATTTCATAACGCTTAAAAAACGGATATGTATTTTTATAAAAATCACTCGGTCTGTAAATGTGCCACTCTCCTAATTCCTGAGTTACTACAGCGTTTAATAATAAAGATTCCATTACCTCCTTACAACTCATTATCGTATTATCATCAGCTTTTATAAATCTATCGGTATTAATCATTATGTCAGCTAATGGATCTGATTCAACAGTTTCAACCATGCCATAATAAAATAAATTTACATAGGTATTTATTTTTAATTGCAGTCCTGTTCTGTTTAAACAATTATACAAAACATCTAATATTGACATTTTTCCAGTAAAACGAGATCCGTTGCTTTTTGTAAAAGCCAAATTTTCTAAAAAACCCAGTCCATCAACGCACTGTAAATTAATATTCCAAATGCTGTCCGTAAATGATTCAAATATACCGTCAGCTTTAACAAAACCCTGAAATATTAACTGTAAATCCCTATACATTCTAACTTGAAAATCCCTCTCGTCTGTAGAATATAAATCAGAAAAAGTAAGTCCGTTACTGGCTTCTAACTGCAAGTTTAAACCCGTTCCTCTTATTGGGTCAAAGTGGTTTTTTACCTCGCCTTTTATTATTGTGGCACGACCTGAAATTTCAGTTGTTGTTCCTGTAAAGTTGTTTTGATATATTTCAACTTTGTATTCCTCGTTTACAATGTTTTTGTACTGAAAAAAATATTTAGGAGCTGTTGTTGGAATAGGATTACTAAAGTACGCAACCATAGAAATATTGGTTCCATCCATTGTCATATCAAAATATATAACATCATCCGTTCCGAATACACTTTCTACATTCCAAATAGTACCACTAAAAAACACTCTGTAAGATACCGGTATTGAAGAAACTGTATATCCGTTATTTTCAAAAAAGTACTTAACATTTATTGCTGTTTGTTCAGCATCAGTACCTATTTTTACTCTATGCAAAGGATCAGCCAAAATTTCTGCATCGCTATTTGTAAATTCAAAATCAACCGCGCCTAACCCGTTATTATAAACGATAGGCAACGATCCAATATAAGATGTATATTGAACTCGTTCGCCTTCTGAAGCATTATTTAAAAAACTTATTCTAACTCCTTGTTCTGCCATTATCCTAGCGACCCTCCAAGTCTATTATTTTGTTCCACAGTATTATTCAATACTCCTAGTAATTTTGTTCCTGCAATCTCAAAAACAACCGTTCCACTACCAAAAGATGATGATCCGCCTCCTGAACTTACGCTTCTAGATCCGGGAGAACTATAATTCGCTCCTGAACTATACGCCCCCGCTTCTGATCCGCCTCCACTCGCTCTGGCTGATATCGCCCCGCCAACTCCTTTTAAAGCAACTCCTACGGCAATTGCAGCAACTCCGGCTGCAACTGTTACAACAGGATTTCCAGAGGTTAAAGCCTTGTCTATAACTCCTTTTGCAACCGCTAAAGTACCGTATTTAATTAATAAAGAACCCATGTCAGAAATAAAAGCTCCTAAAGAATTTATTAATGATTTTCCAATTGCACCAAATACATTTTGTCCTTTTGCTAATGCCTCACCTATAGATGTTCCTAAATTTTCAAAAGTACTTACTATTGTTCCGGTTATTAATGTAGACGCTTCGTTGTTGAAATCATTAAGCAACTTAAGCATGTCTACAGTGCCCTGATTAACACTTTGTACAATGCTTTTCATAGATGTTTTTATGCCATCTTCCAAAACATAAACTCCTTCTCCTAAATCTTTAAATTGTTGTGCGGTTTCTACGAGTCCGGCACTATCTAATTCTGTTTCAAAAGGAATTATAGGAGCACTTCTTTCTAAGGCTTTTTTACCTGCTTTAGGTTTAGTTTCCTCTAATTTAATTTGACCCGCTACAGCGTTGTTTAATTTGTCTGTATATTTATCTATTTGTGAATTAACCGCGTTTAACTCTTTGCTTATGTCTTGAAAAGTATTTATAGCACTAACGGCTCTGTTTCCTGCAAAACCTTCATTACCTTTTAAAAACTTAGAAAAAGCCTCGAAAATATCGCCACCTTCTTTGCCTACCTCATTTAATGTTTTAGCAAATCTAAAAGCTTCAGCATTATTTAATTTTAATAATCTGGCGGATGCAGCAATAGCGTTATTTGCTTTATTTTGAAGTTCTTCTTGCTGTGCTGTAAGTTCAACAACTTTATTACTATATGCAGCCGCTTTTGCTTTATCTATTAATGCTTTTGCAACTTCTCTAACGGCTCCGGCTACATTGCCATTTAATATCTGTTCTTTTGTTAAGTTTCCGAAATATGCAGGATATTCATCTTGTAATTTTTTAACCGCAATTAATCTTTCCTCCATTGAAAGATTAATATTTTTTGCTGCGTAAACATAAGCTCCTACACTTGAAATTTCCGCTTGTGCGTTTTTAGAAATCTCAACATTCATTTTTTGCATTTCTGCTCTTGCATCGTCAAAATCTCCGGTAAGTTTATTTAGCACATCGCCTAATGTAAGCCCTTTTTGAGACATTATAGTAAATCCTGTAGTAACTAAAGATAAGGCAAAAAAGACCCCTCCACCCCCTAATAAGCTACCTGCCAAAGCGCTCATGGCTCCCCTAACGGAACCTGTTTGAGCAACAAGAGCAATAAGAGATCTTCCTGCTTCTGTTACGTTGTTCTGAACAGCTATAAAACCAAAAGGTGCATCTTGGGCAATTCTTGACAATCCGGTTAATGTAGTAGAAGCTCCTCCGGCAGATCTATTAAATGCATCAGAAGCTCTAGAAGTTTGATCCATGCTTGATCTCAATCTAGTTAAATTAGCCGTTGTTTGAGTTATACGCCTGTCTAAATCTCCAGTATCAGCACCGACCCTAACACGCGCTTCTCGCCTTCTTTCTAAGGTTTGCAGTTGTCTTTCGGTGTTTTGAATACCTCTTTCAACCTGAGAATCATCCCAACCAACCTGTATTTCTAATCCTGCCATTATTTACCGTTTAATTGTTTGTAGTATTCCGCGCTAACATCTCTAAATCTTTGTATTTGAGCCTCAGATAATCCGTTAGTTTCTTTCTTGTCAATCCCTAAAGGCATAAACTGTTGTATTGAAGGCATTTTCTTTGGCCTATGAAAAGAAGAAGCTGCAATATTATATGCTAAGGTACGAACTTTTTCCCATTCTCGTTCCTGCATTCTTGACCAAGCAAAAAGGCGAATTTGAAACTCTGCAAATGACATGTCATAAACACGCTTCAATGTAGGAATTCCAAGTTCGCCTATTGCAAATGAAATAACGTCTTTGTGAAAATCTATTTTTTCACTGCTATTGCTTTTTTTTTATTTTCGTCTACCGGAACATCTTTAGTCATTGCGGAAATGTAAGCAGTGTAAATTTCTTGATAAAAATCCCCGTGAACACCGCCATTATCATCAATGTAATATATAATGTCTTTTTTGGTAAATGTAACCGGAATATTATCTCTTTCACATGCATAAACTCGAGCGTAAAAAAGAACCAAAGGCATTAAAAGAACCTCGTCTAAAACGGATAATTCATTTAAACTTTTGTTTTCTCCTTCAATTAATAAATTCAGGAATCCCATCCCGAAATTATATTTTATTCCTGATATTTCTATTTTTGTTTTATGCATAAGTTTAAACGCTTGGAGCTAATGGATCAGTTTTTGAAATAGATCCGTTGCCGTCTATTGTTAGTGAAAAAGAAGCAAATTCATCACCCGCAGGAGCTTCAAATCCTAAAGAAGTAATAATTCCGTTTCCATAGTAAGTTAACGCGCCAGATCCTGAATCCATTTTCCAATCAGAATTTAAACCTGATTGCATAACATCGAAAAAGAAATCGTGAGAAGCTTTTGTATCATCACCTGTTAAATCTGTTGTATCGATTGCTACTGCATCCGCTTCAACTGTATAACTAAACGCTCCTGATTGTTTTTCAACAACTCCTGGATTACATTTGGTTTGAGTTTCGATAACCGCTCGCTCCATGTTCAATGAGTTGGAAGTCAAGCACGCAACAGGACGGTAAAGTGCGCCATCCCAAACATAGAGAATTAAATTTTCCCCTTTTATTTTATCATTCGCCATTGTATTTTTATTTTAGAATTAAATTAAGCCTCAAAAATGATCTATAAATATTATCTGTATCAGTAACCGTTTCTAATGATGTTTCGTATGTAATGTTTTGCGTAACATTAGTAAATCCTTGTATCGTTAATTTTGGATTTAAAACGTCTATTACTGCCTGTTCAATATCATTTAACAATAAACGACTCCCTGTATTCCCTACACTTGAATATCGTGTGTATATCTCAATTAACAAACTCGCTTCCCACTCATACTCACATTTAGTATTTTTCAATACATCTTTATCCTGAGCGGTCATCAAAATATATTCAGTTAAGTTTGCGTTTCCAGTTAAACGGCTATCGAAAGTTTTAATAGTTTTTCCTGAAACCACAATGTTATTTGTAGCGTCAAAAACTGCTTTACGGATAAATTTATCAGGATTCGTTGTAACCATGTTTCAAAGATACTAAAAATAATTATACACGTGCATTCAATCTTCTTAATAATGCTTTTAGGTTTTTTTCATAGTCCTTTTTACCTTTCATATATGCAGGATATAAAAAAGGCTTTGGATTAATTCCGGCTCCCAATATTTTAGCGAAAATAGCATAAGCGTATTTTTCATCTATTCCTTTTGAACGGCACCATATTTTAATACTTTCTAATCCTTGTCTAAAATTTCCGCGTCTTTGTCCTCGGAATGAATTAGCCATATCTTTAAATTCGTTTGGAACATTTACTTTTGTCCCAGTTCCGAATTCCATATAAGCTCCATAATATTCATTTACAGTAACCGCCCATTTAGACGGCTTTATTTTTCTTCTGGATATAGACTGTCTTAGTTTACCAAAGTTAGCCGGAGCGCGTTGTTTTGCATCACCTTCAATCTGCATTGCACTAGCTTCTGTTTCGGCATTTATTTGCCTAATCGCATCAGCTCCGAAAGCTTTAATTTTGCGTATAGTTTCATTAACACCTCTTACACCGCTAGCCATTAGCAATAATATTTAATTCTCTGAATAATTCATCGTTGTAACGGATATCATTTACAACCCTTTTAACGCCTTTGTATTCAATCGTTAAATTATCAATGTTATCCGGTGTAATTTTAGGTGTAGCACGAATATTGAACGACCAATTGTCTTTAATATCTGATTTGCCTATGCTATAATCACGATATGCAGAATTTTGCTTTAATTCAGCCCAAAACGAGCCGATTAAAACAGTATCTACAGTATTGCCTCCGTAACCATCCGGTACGTTTGTTGTACTGTAAATTTTAATTCTTTTATCATATTGTCTACTAATCACAGGAATCTTTTGTTTACATCGAGCATTTCTTTTACTGACTCGGGAATTAATGTACTATTAAACTGCTTCTCACTCTCGTAATAAAACACTTTCAACATTTGCATAATAGGCTGAATTAAATCATCAGGGCATTCATTAGCCAAATAGCCAACATTTATTTCGACTGTTTTTACATCTGGAAATATAATGTACATTGTACGTGTTAAACTCCACGGCGCCGGATCTGTTTTTATTGAATTTACAGGATAATCGTAAATCTTAACTTGGCATGAACCCGTGTAAACTTTATCTCTTGCATATAATAAATGATTAGTACGCTTTTCAACATACATACAGCACGCATTAATCATCGAAGTTATTTCCGCATCATCCTCTGTTAAATCAGGGTCAATACGTAAATAGTTTTTAGCTCTTGCAAGTGGTATAACGTCGATGTAAGCCATTATAAGTCTTTGTTTAAATGCTTAATGTGTTTGTCGTGTTCTTCTGGTGTAAAAACAGTAGTAACTCCGTCTTTGCGTGGCTTCTGTAATTTCTTTCCTTTTGGATCTTTATAAGGGCTGGATTCTTTTACAAGTTCGCCTACTGCGGTACGAATTAAATAATTACCACGCTTATTTGTAACCTCAATAGTTTGAGTTGCTTTATTATCCAAATGATCTTTTAATAATTTGATTTTCATAACTATTAGTTTTATAGTTTCAAAGATAATAAAAATATTGTTGCGTATTTAAAAATAATTATTACATTTACAATCTGAAATAAGAACACATAAATATTTACCAGAAGTCGGAAGCTGATAAATATAAAAACACAAACAAGACTCTTTAGAACTGCCGACTCAGTTTTATTGGGTCTTTTTTAATTTATATAGTTATGAAATTAATAAATGTACAATACATAACCGAAAGTAGCGAAGCTTGCTTTTTCAATGTAACATTCGAAATTAAGCCTTTATTCAGACAAGCGATACAATTAACCAAAAGAGCTTATTTAGATAAGTATAGAAACAATGGTTACTCTCCATTTTATTATTGGTGTGAAGATGGAGAAAGAGGTGATAATTATGAATCAGTAGTTAACGAAATGATATTGCAACATGAACTAAATAAAAATAAATAATCATGAAAAATAAATCAAAAATACACAAGCTAACCTTTTGTGGCGAATTTATCAGAGAAATTGAATTTGATAAAGAAGAAGATTGTCCGTTACTAAACGCTAAAAGATTTTATCTAGGTGAAAAATTAGTTGGACTTATGCCTCACGATGCTTCTTTCTTTGCGTATAAAGGCGAAATAATTCAATTATTAGGAGAAAATATGGATAATGAAGATTATTTTAAATTGTTGACAACTCCAATTCCTAAGGTTAAAAAAGAAGAATGTAATCACGGCACGCTTAAAAAATGCGTTTCAATGGACATGAAGGCACAGTATTTTCCAAGTGTGTTTTTTTATTTTAAACCGGTTTATTTTTACAGATGTGATAAATGCCAAAAAGAATTTAATCTATAACCAAAAAGCCTGTACTAATCTACAGGCTTTAAAATAACAATATCATGAATAGATACGAAGGACTAAACGAACCACAATATAGAAGAATATCATACTTTGATGGTAATGATATTAAATATTATATAGAGAAGAAAAAAGGCAATAAATGGGTTTTCTGCTTTGGTGGTTTAGATTACAAAGAAGCAACTGATTTATTAAGTAATCCAATAGAAATACAAAGACAAATAAAAACATTTAAAATTACAGGATGTTGTTTTTTGGTGTTTGTAATTATTTCAGCGTTATACTTTATCTTCAACTAACACCGCCAACCCTCTTTTAATAGCCGATAAAGCACGTTCTTTTGGCAAATCTACTATTTCTCCTATTTTGTATTTTTGTACGACTGAGATTATTTTAATAGTCATTACATTTTCTTTATACCACTCTAAACACGAATCAAAAAAGCTTATCCAATGTTCCTCTTTGCCTAATTCCTCAAATTCAGGCACTTTTAAATCCCTTCGTAAAATATCTTCAAACGGGATATTATCCATTTCAAAAGGAACAATGTAACCGTTGATGCCGTTTGTAATTTGCTCTTTACCGGATGCAAAAGGAGTTATTATGCATGGCGTTTTTACCTGCATTGCTTCATAAACTGAGTATGCGAATCCTTCTGTATCGGATAACTGAACTAAATAATCAGCTTTGTTAATTTCTTTGTGGGGTTCTGTTGTGATTCCTTTGAAATGTACTTTAGGACAATTAACAAACTGCTTCATTAAAGTAATAGCATATTGGCTTGATGTATCACCCCAAACATTCCAAATGTATTCAATACCCTTTTCATCCAATTGCTGTGCCAATTGCTTCATTCGTTTAAACCCTTTTTCTCCAGACAATCTAGAGCAAGTGATCAGCGTTAAAACTTTATTTTTAGGCTTTTTGGCATGCTTTATTGTATTATCTAATAGATTATATATAATCGCATCGCTTTTTAATTTAGTAACGTGTTCGAATCCTATTTTAACAGTTTCTCCAACGCAAACATGATGTGTTGTTAATGGATGCTTTTTGTAATTAAATGCCCATCCTTCGATTATGTGTCTATAGTCAGCATGAACCATTTGAATGTAACATTTAGCCTTAATACAATCAAAGGCGCTCTTTCCCCATGCAGAGCTTGATATAAATAAATCAAACGAATATGTTTGTTTAAAATTAACCTTTACAACTTCGCAATAGTACTGCATTTCATCTACTAATGATTGACTTGCAACATTATCATAAAGCAAAGTAACATTGTAGTAAACCGACATTCTTTTGCAGAAATTCTTTGTCATGGTCTCAACTCCGCCTAGCATATTCCAATTGCTTAAATATATTCCGATAGTTTCTTTTCGTTTTTCCATAAAGTAAATTTAATAAAAAACCTCCAATCTTTCGAAAGGAGGTTTAAATTTATAATTCAATTCAGTTACTTACTAAACCGATGGTGTCGCAAGACTTCCTTTTACAACTGCACTATTATTGAAAATAGCCAAAGTAATTCTTTCCTCGATTCTGAACATTACTTTGTTTTGTTTTGCCAATGCAGCATCTTCAAACATTCTCAATTCAGGTGCTAATCTGTTGATAAGCAAAGTAGCTGTTCTATCGAAAGCTAAGAAGTTATCAGCTCCTAATTGAGTAGTGGTCGCAATGTTTAAACCTGCAACTCTTAATCTTCCGTTTTCGAAAGCAACGGTTCCTGGAGGTAAATCGTATTCGCCAGATCCTTCAGCTTTGTTCAATCCGATTTTAACACCATCACGAACGTTTAAAATAGCTGTGTTTCCTTGATAGAACTCGAAAGTATCTTCTGGAATTTGACCATAAGCAGCGTCAACAATTTTATCAACTGCAGCAGTAAACGTACCATCGTAAGCCGTAGCAACATCAAGTAATCCTTGTACAGGATTAGTATCTGCTGTACCGTTTAAGATAAAATCATTCTCAGCAACTTTCAAGCTGATAAGCATTTGTGATTGAATGTAAGAAGTCATAAACTCCAAATCATCAAGCATTTCACGATCAACAATAACAAAACCTGCAATCCATTTAACGAAAGCTGATTGGCTTGTTAAATCATAATCCATTTGTGGCTTATTACCTGATCCTGTTACCCATGTGCCAGCAGCACCTTCACCACCGTTTTGTTTTGGATAGATAACACTTCCTTTTGTTGTGCTTCCTTGTGGCAAGTAATCAGACAACCAAACTCTATCGTAAGGTTTCGGAATCATCATTTCTCGCACATCCTGATTCCATGGAGTTGATCCTGGGAAGTTAGCAGCGATAGACATATCACCAACCGCTTTTAGCTCTAAACTTAAAACCTCTCCTTTACGGTGGTTTTGAATAGCTTCAGCATTTTCTTTGATTACTTCGGCAATGATTTGATTGAAAGTTTTTACTTCATGTGAGGTTTCTCCTTTTGCTTGTTTCAAACGGATGTCTAAAGCGTCAAGATGATCTTGTTGCAGTTTAGATTTTGTTTGAAAATCAGCTTTTAACGCTTCTGCTTCTTTCTCAAAGAAAGCTTTCATGTCTTTCTCTACTACTTCTTTTGATTTTTTCTCAAACTCTTCTAAAGCAGTTTGAATGTCTAATTTAGATTTTGTTTCAAATCCTGTTGAAAGGTCGTTCTTTAACGCCTCTAATTGTTCTTTTAATTCCATCTTTAAATAATTAATGATTTTCTAAATTGTTCGATTGTCTCTATAATTAGCGGCTCATTATTTGGAGTGGAATCATCCGGCTCGTCGAGTGCTTTTTTTCCTAATTCATAGCTTTCTAATTGAAGCTGTTTTAATGCTATTTCTAATTGTAAGAATGTATCATCGGTAAAATTACCGTTTCTCATTGCTTTAATTATAATTGAAACTTGATCGTTTAACTCTCCAATGGTTCTATTTTTAAAACCCATAAAAGGAGTACTTGGGTGCATTCCTAACGTAACGTTTGACCCTTCAAACAATTTAACTTCTCTTAAAATACGTCCACCATCGTTTTGTTTAACGGCTTTAACGGCTTGATAACCGTAAGAGTGTTCGTTTACAATTCCTAACGCATATAACTCTAATGCATCGTTTGAATACGTAGTGTTTGGCAAAGGTTCGCTTTCAAAATACAATCCTTTTGAATCTTCCTGCAATACAGAGAATTTACCGTGAGGCTGATCCCATTTGTGTTGATTCAAAAAGAAAATACTATTCTTTCTTTCGTTAATAGATTTTTGGAACGCTCCTTTTTCGGTAACATCTTTTTGATAATCCTTTGTTTGAGTTTCAGATAAATAACCCGTTACAACACGGCTTTTTTTATCCACATCCTTAACGGTTCCGAAAACACTTTTGTATTCTAACAATCCATCCATTAGATTCTATTTTTTAATATTAAATTTCCTTGAGCATCACGCTTCGGAATAAATGACATTGTACACCTGCAATTAATAACCTCGTTAGCAGGTGCTCCAGTATCACCCGGATATTGTAAAACCGCTCCACTTGCCATTATAAAAGGCTGTTCTAAATCGATTAATTGATTATCTTCTAATCTATGATCTAAACGCGTTCTATTGTCTAAAACTGAAATCCATTGTTTTTGCAAAACTAAATCGCTTTGTTCTGCTGTTTTAAAAGATGCAAAATTACTTGCGCTCGTTGTTTCAGTTCTTGCAATCCTTAAAGCCTGATATTTATAAAACGTTTGGCTCTTTGAAATAATTGCGTACAATGCATTTCGTAAATCTACAACCGTTGCATTTTCTCCGAGTCCATCTTTAATGCTTTTTATAACATCTTGAATCAAAGTATCTCTAACGCTCGTAATCTTTACACCTCCTTCATTAGACAAAAATAGTAAAATTTCTTTTAACAAATAGTTATTGAATAAAGTATTTGCTTTTGTAACCTTTTCTAAGTCTTTATTTACTCTGTTTCCGTAATCTGTACCGATTGTATTGTATATCTCTAAAAACATCTTAAACACGTCCTCACGATGAATATTCAGCTCTATTATAATCTCGTAATTATTCAAATTGGTATTATCTACAGGAATACGATCCAGAATCAATTTAATATGTTTCTGAACGATTCTATACGCTTTCTTTTCGTATCGTGGTTGTAGTTTGTTCCAATTTGTCATTTATCTTTTTCTCTCCGATATTAAAATAATAATGCTAACAATTGAATACATTATAGATACTACTGACAACAAATAAAAGAATAAGTTATCAGACGGCTTTAAATCAGGGTATTTAATTAACGTAAATAAAGACCATGCAATAATTATAAAAAAGGATAAAATTCTCATAACCTACAAATTAGCATTATTAATCATTTCCGCACTCACATCATCAATTCTTTGCATTCCGGCACGCATCCAAACAACATCCATTCCTTCGTCTGGCAAAGTTTCATATTTGAATACGGTTCTTTTTTCGTTTGGTGTCAAGTCAATTAAATTCAATGCTTCGGCTTGCTTTTTCATATCTTCCTGCATTTCAGGTAATTCCGTGCAATCCCATTCAACAACACAGTTTTCATATCCTTTAAATTTAGGTATGAATGATTTATTCCAAGCTGATTGCAATAGTATTAAGTCTGGCTGTATATCATCTGTAATAAGTGATTTTCTTGCTTCTGATGTATCTGTGCTTCCAAGTGATGCTTTACCATCAGCATTTAATAGTTCATCTGGAAAGTTAAGAACATTACAAATAGTTTTCTGATCCCAATTAAGATAATCAAAAGGTTTAAGTTCATCAGTTGTCAATGAAATCCTTTGAAATCCTACTTCTCCACTTGCTCCTGCAATTTTACCAAGTCTATGAGGGTTTCTATCCATTTCGACTAAACGTTCTTTCATGGACTCGGCTTGTTCAGGTGTCCATGGCGTTCCTTTACCATAAATAAACCCAAATGCTCCTGCTGATTGAAGCGTTTTTATGTTGGTATCTATTGCGCTATTTTGAGAGTTAATGTTTCTTAATCCTGCTCTTAATGGAGATTGTCCGTATAAATGAGATCCAGAACGGTCATAGTTTGGATTAACATACTTTACATGAATAACATCTTCTACAGGAAACTGCATATATCCATCACCATCAATAAGCATGTAATAATCAATAGGATTTTCATCGTACAACAGATTAGCATCTTTTTTAAGTACTATTTGCATTAAATGACTTGGCAAAGCATAAACCAATTTTGGTACACCTTTATTGATTCCATCTTCTGCAGATAAATTATATTGATAATAGTTTCCGGTTATTTTTAAGTAAGTCTTGAATAATCCAATAATATCAGACCAAGTTTGGTTTGGATTTGGATCATCTAATGGGAAAGGCTTTTCCTCTGATTTATATGCTTTAGTTTGTAGTTTTATACGTTTGATAAATTGTTGCAAAGAAAACAATCCTTTCGTTGCTAAATCCATTTGATTTAACTTTGAGTAGCTTTGTTTATCTTCTACTTCTTTTATCGAGTAAGGAACTGAAACAGTCTTAACTGTTTGTTTATTTATAATAGAATAAACAGTTGGATTTTCATTATATCCTTTTTCTAAATACGTTTTATTTTTAGCATCGTATTTAACCATACCCGTGCCGATCCACTCATAGAAAGCCTGATTATAAGCATTTCTTGTCTTTTTATCTGTAAGATAATCAAAACCAACTCTTAACGCACCTAATATATTTCCTGCCATGTGTGTAAAATTAGTAAAAAAGTATTAGAAAAAGAAAAAACCATTCTCAATAAGATTTCGTTCTATTCCATAACATGTTAAATCTATGTGTTCATCATGTTTTCCGTTTGGAAATATCGCAACCTGATGTAAAAAATTCTCATTCCAAGCGCCTTTAACAAGTATTACGCGACCTCCTTCAATGAAGTGCGAACATGCTCTTGCGTTTTCAATCTTAGAACTATTAACAAAAGTAGTTTTTATTTCTGAAATATTAAGCTTTGTTTGCTGTCTAATTATCTGAATCAAAGATTTTCCGCTTGCTTTTGGCTCTACAAGTGATAAATTTACCTTAACTCCTGATGTAGATATATGATTAGGTACGAATTTTAATAACTCTGGCATTTCTAAGTATTTATCAATGCTAGACCAAATCACGTAATCATTATTCCATTTGGCACCAATTTGAAAACCGCTAGGATCGTTCTTAGTGTCTTTTGTGTATGCTCCATCAATAAACAGTTCCCAATTTAGTTTTTCAAATGGTATTTCTGATTTGTCTTTTATCTGAAACCAATCTTTTCGCCACTCTCCACCTTCAGCAGGCGAGGGGGTTTGCATGTATTGACCTGCGAAGTTATATCTGTTTGCTTGGCGAATTTGCTCCAATTCTTCAAACGAGTGCTTTTCTTTCCATAACGGGTTGTTTTCTTCATCGAGTGCAGGTAAGCATAAGTGATCCCATTTTTCCCCAGAACCATGGTTTAAAAGAAAACCAGATAAATCTTCTTCATGCAATCGTTGCATAATTACAATAATTGGCGTTTCCCTGTCGTTTACACGGCTTCTTATTGTTGAATTATATCTTTCATTAACTGAACCTCTTTTAGCGTCTGAATTAGCATCATCTGGCTTTAATGGATCATCGATTATAATTGCTCCTGCAAATTGTGTTGATTCCGCTACACCCGCTCCAAAACCCGTAATGGCTCCACCGGATGCAGTGGCGTAAACACCACCACCTAATTCATTAAACCATTTCTTTTTACCCTGAGCATCTTTTTTAAGCTTCATTTGCCAAAGTTCTTGGAATGATTCGCTTTCAATATATTCTTTTGTTTGGGAACTGTTATCTAATGCTAAATCGTCTGAATATGACAAATGAATAAATTTTGATGCAGGATTTTTTGCAAGGCACCAACTAATAAAACATTTAACGGCTAATTCTGTTTTTCCGTAGCGGGGTGGAATGTTTATAATAGCTCTTTTAATTTCTCCGTTATAAACTTTAGTCAAGAACTCAGCTATTAAAACGAAATGAGGCGCAACTATAAAATTACGCCTGTGATTTTCTTTATAAATATATCTAGTGAAAAACAATAAATCATTCTCACATTTTACTTTTAGTACTTTTTGATAATTAGTAAGATTGCTCAAGGTTTGAACTGATTTTCTTTATTTCCTCTTCTGTTAACTTTCCTGCATCTATGTTTATATTCTCGATAGTTTCTTTAGGCTTCCCTAACAAGTGTTCAGCAATAAACATTATTCCTCTTTCAAATCCTAATAGCTCGTGAATAAGCTTTTCCTTGCCTTCTTCGTCTACATCTGTTTTATAGTAAACATTAACAGCCTTTTGAATCAAAGCATTTTTAGTTAATTCATCTATAACAGGCTTTCTACCTGCTCCCTTTCTTGCTCCTCCGTGAGTTATTTCTGACATGTTGAAAAACGTTTGATTATTCAAAATTAAACATTCCAATCGTAAAAAGCAAAAAACACGTAACTAAACGTGTTTTAGGTGTTAACCCTTGCTTGGAATTTCTCTTTTTACATGGTCTTTTTTAGGAAATTTAATAAGCGATTCTTTTAAATACTCAGCAGTAAAAATAACATCATCTTCTTTGTCTGAATAGTTTATTAAAGGATATTCTAAAGGTAAGTTAATGCAGTTTTGAATTGCTTTTTTCATTTCCTCTCTTTCAGGTTCAGTTAAGAATGTTAGCGTTGTAGTTTGGTTTCTATTGTATATTATCACTTCTTTCATAATCTACTTTATTTGTAATTCGTATTTAGGTTTAGCCTTGGTATTTCTCGTTTATTCATTTCCATTGTTAATAGAAGATGTAGGAATTGTATATTTTCTTTATCAATAAACAATTCAGTATGTAGTAAGCCTTTATTAAAATCACTAAAACACGCTGTAGGTTCTTTGTGTTTTTGAATTTCATTATCTTCTAACAACCTTTTAAAAATTATGATAAAACTATCGTCTTTGTTTTCATTTAATTCAATAGATATTCGTTTATTTTTACGCTTAATTTCTAAAGCGTTTGGATAGTCTATTATTTTTAACGTTCCTTCCATCCCTAATAATTTACTTGGTTAAATTGTTGTTGCTTTTTTAATTAATGCTTCAATATCGAATACACTTACTTTATCGTTAAAGTGTTCAAACCTGTTTTTTAATTCGGCTAACATTTCCAACATTTCAGGTGCACATGCAATTAGTTTTGCGTTGGCATTAGATTCTGATTTTTTCGTATGAGGATGTATATCAAATATTGGCTTTTTATTTTCAACAGAATAAATCTCTATTAAATCATCTGATATTCCGTAAATTTCCCAATCTCCTTTTGTCCCTTTAAATTCCATAATTACAGTTTATTTGATTTAAATATTAGTGAATAAATAACCAATCCTATAGCCGACAAATAACAGCAACTAACAATTACCATTATAAAAGTCAAGAAAGGAATCTGTATGTGTGTTGTTGGTTTCATAATGTTTCTTTATATCTGTTTTTTAGTGTACCGTCTTTTTTAAAATATTCTTTATAAAAAGCATTTTTATTAAATATCCATCTATCACTAAGCGAGATCCAAAATAATTTCCATTTAAGATTTTCTTGTATTTCATATTCAGTTAGTGGTTTTGGATTTTTATAGAATACAAGCCAAACGTAATATAATATTAGCAAAACAGAAAAAAATGCTAGCCCATCACTTTGAATCGATACACTCGGCATTAAACTTTGACAATGCGGGTTATTTATTCTACTTGGCACGGCTTCACACCAACACTTAGTAAAAGGCGTTTGGCATTCTGAGTATTTTTCCTTCATAATCCGATTTGTTTTTGTGCGGTTGGGGTTAGTTTTAATTTGTATTTTACAAGATTTTCAATTGTTTCTAAATACTCAGTACCTCCTTCAAAATATGCTTCACAAAATCTTTGTCCAAAATGAATATAAAGCCCTTTTTTATCATTTAATTGATTTGTTTGTTTATTATATTCAACACCCTCAAACAAACAACGCTCTTTTGATTCTTGGTATATTCTACAATCCAAGTCTAAAGAATAACCTCCTTTTTTTTGTAGTTCCAACCAAGCCTTATATTGTTCAGGCTCTTCCAAAACAACCCAAACACCGTCAACTAACTTGCAAGGAACAAACATCCAAAGCTCTATTTTTTGTGAAAGGAATTTAGCATAATTACTAACTACGTTATAAAATTCTGATTCGCTTTGAATAGTATAATTTATTTCGCTGTTTATCAAAACAAAATATACCATTGAAATTAACTTATCCATCTTAATAACTAATTCGTCTTAAAGTATCTGAATAATCAGCACCTAAAAGCCATGTTGTTAAAATATACGCTACAATTACTCCTGCTACTATTAAAAGAGAGGTTTTAGTACTCAATCTTTTTTGTTCTGTTGTTTTCATATTACTTTTGTTTTATTGGTTTTAAATTCAGTTCGTGCTGTTGGTTTATTATTACAGCTTGTTTTCTAATTTCGGCTATTGTTTCTTTGTAAGCTCTGACGGCAAACTGTTTTGTTTCTTTTTTAGTTCTTCCCATCTTTTTTTATTTTTGATTTTAAACTATTGAATAATAAATCTACATCTTTAAACAATAAAAGTCCTAAAATAAAATCGCCTCTGCCATAAATGTCTGCCGAGTAGCTTTCTATTTGTTTAGCCATGTTATTATCATAATAATCTGTTATTCCAACATTAATAGATTTTACAACAAAAGATTCTACATGATTATCTTTCATAAAAAATACAGTGTCGTCAATTGAGTATTTAGTTTCTATTTTCATAATAAATATTTTTACTTGGTTAAATTGTTTGACAAATATACGATACTTTTTATTATAAACAATACTTTTTATTTTTTATTTCCCCCTTTCAGCGTAAACCGTTTTGATATCGCTGTATGTGATCGATGTTATGGACTTGGATTTCATGATTTGTTTTTTATCCGATTGGGGGAGATTGCGCCACCAGAGTAAATACTTATGCATAAAAGAAAGGAACTTTATTTGTGATGTATTCCATAAACCCGCATGGAGTATAAGAAATAAACTTTGTCCTTTGATCTGAATCTTTAAACTTAGATAAATAAGTAAATCTTGCTATTCTGCAATTGACTGCAATAGTAGAATTATCTCTTGAATATCTTAATATTAAAAACCTGTGATTCATACAGGCATTGTATAATTGTTGTGCGGTTAAATTCTTTTTTCCTGTTTTCATATTCCGATTCCGTTAATAGTTAATAGCTGTTTTATGGGTTAGTGCTTAAATCATCCATCTTTTTAAATACAAATAATTCTAAGTTGTATAAATCTGTATCGGTATCTTCTAATGATTGTCCGGAATAAACACGAACTCTTATTTTTGTAATTTCTTCACGAATATCATCGAGTGATTTTTTTACGTCTTTCGCTTTCATAATATATTTTTTTAATGTTATTTAAAATAAGGCTGGTTAGTAGGTGCAAGAAATAACATCTTCTATTTTTGCAAGCTCTCCGTTATTATAGAATAATTTTGTT